TTGGCGTTATTCCTAACAGTGTCAAGAAACCTGCCTTCATCCGAGCCATTAATGACATAAACATCAACCCCCAATTCCGCACAAAGTGCCTTGGCAACTGTTGTCTTTCCACATCCAGCAGGACCAGAAAGTAATAAGTTTGGCACTTCACCTTTATCTAGGAAATCAAGAAAGGTCTTCTTGGTTTGTTCTGGTAAAATACAGTCTTCAATTTTCTTTGGTCGATACTTCTCAACCCAAAGGAATTCATCTCTCATCTTTTAGTAGTACTGCTACGTGTTCGGTTTATAATACTAATAAACTTATCTCCTGCATAATAACCTCCAAGACATACATCAATCTCATCACCATCTTTCCAGTTGGTTTCACCATTCATTTTGGTGTGCAACATTGCTTCTTGAATCTTATCAATAATTTCTTGAGTTAATTTCATTTCCAGTTTACCCTAATAACGACATATCCTGCTAATAATAATCCTGCACCCATAAGTGCAGGAAAAGTCCAAGGAAGTACTGTAAGAAGATGAACAATTTGTATAGTAATTATACCATAAAAAATGAACATAATCCACATACCAATTTTATTATGCCTACTTCCACGTTTGTAGGGATGGCATCCAATAGGACCAGAGTCCCATCCGTCTTGCATATACTCCTTGGTAGGAATTTCTTTGCTCATAATGGTGGATACTCCTCGCTTGTAACTTTTTCAGTTTTTTTAGTTGCAAAGTCTTCCATCAATCGCCTAACTTGTTTTCTATCAAGTCCTGCTAATTGTTCACAGTTTTCTAAACACCGATAGATACATTCTCTATCAGAAATGGGTGGGGAAATCTCCCACCCTTGTTCATCATAATACTTCTTACCTTCAGTAACTTGTGCTTCTACATGCCCAAGATCTTGTGTCTTAGAAGGGTTCTTATAATTATGAGATTTACTCATTTTTTAAAAACCCCAAGTTTATGCAATAACCACATTGTAACTAATGTCCATCCTATAACATACCACATGATTATCCAAACGTAGAATCTGGTTCTAGTGCAATAAAGTATACAAGATCTTGATTCTTATTGGTAAAACGTGAAAGTAATTTCTGAGAAACTACTACGTTATAAGTACCAGGTAAAATCTTAATGTTTTCTACCTTAAAGTTAAAGGAGAAAGTAGCATCCGTTTCACCAACAGTAATAGCAAAATCATTCGATGCATCATTCTTCTTATCTCTAACTACAACCTTAACTACACCATCTCCACCAATAACTGCCAAATCAGGAAGTTGATAGATACCTGCTGCTTTAAGAAGTTTGTCTAGTTGATCTGTGCTCAAATCAAAAACAGCATCTTCACTAGGAAGGGTAATAGGTTTCTCAGGTGGAGTAACAATACATTGTGGTTCTGCAAAGAAATACTTTGACCTAATTTTACCTTCTTTAATTACTACATGATTATCATTAGTAAAATCTAAATCAGGACTTTGATGAAGATCTATACCATTAAGAAACTGACTTAAATCATAGATACCAAAATCTTTTGGTAACTCCTCTTCAATAGTTGCTTCTGCAAGGATATTTTTCATCACACTAATAGTTTTGAGACTATTTCCTTGCTTAAAGAGAATAGATTGATTGATCTCTTTAAAGTTTTTTAGAATGTCAAGTGTACTTTTAGAAAGTTTCATATCGAGTGTTAGTGTAATCAGGTTCTTGAGTGTTTCCACTGAAGTAGTAAAGGAGAAGACAATAATGCATTGCCTTTAGAATATCATTTTTTGCAGATCCTTTCTTATCATACCGTGCAAGATACTTTATAGCATTAGAACGGCAGAAAGATTCTGCATCACCTACAGACTGAATCAAATCTAATGTCTGTGTATTGTTTTGTTCTGACGTATAATGTCCTCTATAAGTAGAAGTGACATAATTTTTAAGATCAGCAATACTCTTATCTTCCTCATACTTATGAGGTTTATAATCTAAATTTGCTTGTGGTTTTTCTGGTATAGGTGAAGTAATATGATGTGCTATTGAATCATCATTATCAGAAAGTGTACTGAATGATGAAGGTGCATCATCAACTAAATTAACACCTTCCATACTAAAATTAACATATTCAGGTGCTATGTAAGCAGGATCTATCTCAAATTCAAGTCCTGCCTCAGTATTAATACTGATATTTGTTATATCATCAAGATTGATATTACCAATAGAAGCAGTATTACCTGCTCCTACACTAAAAATTTCATCACTCATTTCATCTTCTCCATAAAGTTCGTCATAAAGTAAGCTCCAGGAGTTAATCATACATCTACCCCTCCAACTTGTCAAGATCTACATCAGCATCTACTTTATCATATAGTTCAAGGAATGCTTGCTTAGTCTCATCATCAAATCTGTTCACACAAACTTGAATTGCTTTCATCTTATCATTAAAGATGCTGAAAGCACGAACAATGTGAACCAATCTACGAGTGCTGATAATCTCTTCAATACCACCGTCATAGAATGTCTTGCGGATAATGTCACCCCAATCTACAAGACGTGCAATAAAGTCTGTATCAGTAACACCGTGATGTGCAGCAACCCCACCAAGTATTCTCTTCTCTACTGATACAGGTGGATACTCCTGCTCAAAGGTTACAGGGAATCTCTCAAGGAATGCCTCATTAAGTACATTAGTACCAATGAACCTACCGTCGTCAGATCCTTTACCTTTTGTATTTGCAGTTGCGACCACGTTAAATCCTACCGCAGGTCTGACAAACCTACCGATTTTTTTGAGGAACAACCCTTTACCTTCAAGTATGGGTTGGAGGCATAGGATTTTGTTACTAGCCAGGTCAATCTCATCGAGTAACAAGATTGCTCCTCGTTCAAGTGCTTCAATGACAGGTCCGTTATGCCAAACAGTTGCCCCATCCACAAGGCGAAAGCCACCAATAAGATCGTCTTCATCAGTTTCAATAGTAATGTTTACACGAATAAGTTCTCTCTTAAGTTGAGCACATGCTTGCTCCACACCAAAGGTCTTACCATTACCAGAGAGTCCAGTAATGAATGTAGGATAAAACTGCTTAGACTGTATTACTTTCTTTATATCAGTAAAAGGACCAAACTTAACAAATGTAGTGTCTTGTGTAGGAACTAGATCCTGTGTAATTGTAGGTTCTACAGCAGGAGCATTGAAAGACTTCTCAATATTTTCAACTGCTTTGGTAGTAACTTCTAGGTTCCACTTGCCACGACCAACAGAAAACTGCTTGATCTTTTTAGTGACAGTCTGATAAGCAATGTCATTGGCAGCACAGAATCCACGAACATCTGCAGCAGTGAACTCTTTACCATATGTGCTTCTCAACCCATCAATGATTTCTTCTTGTGTCATTTTAATCTCAAAAGTCATAATGTAATTCGTTTCAATATAAGTATCATACACGAAAAAGGGGTCGAATAGACCCCTAGTGGACACTTTATGAACTGTATTTTTTAATGCTCTCTTCCCACTCCTTCATACTGCTTTGATGCTGACCTTCATTTTCTTTAGGGTCAAGTTTATCATAACCATTCCTTCTTTTCCATTCATTATACATTGCTCCCATTACCCATGATTGAGAAAGACTATGAGGTCCATCTCTCAATAACTCTGCCTTTCTACCTGTATAATAAGGTAAAGACTCTTCTCTCCAATTTGAATCATCATAAGGTTTGTCTGTCATTTAATCTCCGTATGAAAAAGTTTTTCCTTTGATTTGAGATTGTCCGTATGGGTTTTTACCTTGAGGCTTAAACCTACCGACATTTTCTCCTTTTTTATCCAATCCTCCTTTCCTGGTTCTATGGAGTGTAGCAGTTTTTTTTGTTTGTGTCAACACCGAATCCTGCTTATACTTCTTACCAAGTTCCTTAACTTTTTTCTTAAACTTCTTTTTACTCAACTTACCACGATCTATAACATAACTTTTCTCTTTCACCTTTCTTTCATCTTTTGTGCCAGGATTTTCTAAATATGATCCCTTTACTTTAGTTGGTCCTCTACCAAATTTACCACGAATATCTTTTTGTAATTGCTTTGATCTTGCTTGATTTTCTTTTCTTGATTTGTCACCACGATCAGCAGAAAGAGCTGCTATACCACTCTTATCTGCCTTAGACTTGATTCTGCTTAGACTGCTTTCTTCTAGAAATTCTTTGAATGTCTTCATTATCAGTGACACTATTATAATAGTATTTATTCTCTCTCACTCTTAACTTAATTCCGTGATGCTCTAAGAGTGAAATCTTAGTCTCTGTCATCTCCTGACTATAGAAAATAACAGGTTGCTCTCTACAATCTCCACTCATTATTTTTCCTCCCCTACTATAGTCTTATAATATTTTAATCTTTTCCGAAGAAGAATTACTTCTTTCTTTAATTCTTCCTTTTCATTTGTCAGTTCTGCGATTTCTTGTTCGTAGAGAATAATCATTTGTTCCAATCGAAGTACATCATTTTCAAGATCCCATTGTGATTTGGGATATGGGTCGATCATGTTAGCAGTTTATGATAATTATTTACTCATTTAATGTTTGCTTTACGATTTCTTTCTAATTCCAATTGCCTCTTAAACTCAAAATCAAGAGTAGTTAATGCATCTCTTAAATAATGTTCATACTCATTACCTTCTATCAAATCTGATAGATGGGCAGTGTGTTCTAGAGCAAATACTAGTTTCGTTTCATTGTTCATTCTCATTCATCCCAACTCCTTTTCTTCCAGTCAGCATACATTTGACCATAAATCATTCCTTCATCTGCCTTAATATCTCTACCACTAAGAAGTTCTATCTGCTGTTTAGATAGACTGTCCTTCATAGTATCAAGATAATCTTTTTCCCAATTAGGGATGTCTTTAATGTATCCTTTGGTCATTTGTTTTTCCTCACTGGTACTTCAATTGTCCATGATGGTGATTCTAATTTAACCATCTTAAACTGTTGTCTGTTCTTCTCATAGGTAGCAGCAGGTTCATTACCTGCAGTCTCACCATAATGAGTTTCTTTCATACCCAAGTATTCTAAAACTCCCTCATCAACCATACTATAAAGAGCATCCCAAGTTAAAGTATCTCTTAACCCAGTTGCAATACGATCAATGTCACCTCCATCTAAGTACTCACCTTTACATACTTTTTCTGAGTAATCATCATACTGAGAAATAAGTTTCGCTCTGATCTCTACCAACTCATTAAGATTGATAGTGATTTTAATGTCATCATTAATTGCCATAATTAGATCCAATCGGGTTTTCTGGATGGGTCACGAAGATAATTAGATGCAACCCAAGATTTGCTCCTAATGTAATTCTTGTAAGCAGTAAAAGTGTCAATGCTTGTGTCATGTTTATACTCATCAGGCATTGCACGAGTGAAAGATTCAACCATACAATAACATGTAATCACTTCATTTGCAAATTTATGAAACGTTTTTTTTGCTTCAAACAGTGCTTTGTGACATCCATGCAATTTACCATATCGGTGATTGTATTCATCAGATAAAGCACATCCATGTTGTATCAACCATGCAGTATTGTACATACTTGCAGAAGCCCATTGAGTGCAAGGATGATTTCTAAATGCACCCTTTACAACTGAATATGGTGTTCCATCTTTCTTCTTAACTAAATCATCACCCCAGTCATA